TCTTAGCACTATTTTTGACGCTGCTGCGGGTATTCCTGGAATCCTTCAGAAGCCAGGTTGTGGATTCTATGTTTCATACGAAGCATATGCTTTCTTCTTACAAGCGTTAGCTGCTCAGAATACTGGACCAGGTTACAACCAGTCTTTAGAAGGTGCTAACTACTTAGGCTACCCAGTTTACCCAACAGCAGGTATCCCGAATACGGTTGATGTTTGCGTATTTACTTACCCTGATAACTTGGTTGTAGGTGCTAACAGCTACACGGCTGACATCTCTGCTCAACTAATCCCAACATACATGTATGATGGTTCAGACAACGTTCGCGCTTCTATGCGTTTCGCTGTTGGAGTTCAAACTGGCGTTGCAGGTGACGGGGTTGTAGGATTTAACTTTACTTAATACTTAAATAAAAATGGCTTGTAATATAACTGCCGCACGGGGTATAGATTGCCGTGACGCTATTGGTGGCTTAAAAGCTATTTATTTTTGTAGCTCTTATTGTTCTGATATTCTTGCAGAAGCAACCGTAACCGCATCTTCATACACTATAACTGACGCAGGTTTTGCGAATTGGGATATTGTAGATACAACGGTAACCGTTTTTAAATATGACCTTGTAACTGACCTATCAACTTTTAAATCTGCGGTAGAAGCAGATAAAGCTACGGGATCGGTTATGTGGAATCAGACTTTAGATGTAGTACTTCAAAAAGTTGTAGCTGCTGATTTATTCCAACTCGGACTAATTTCTAAGAACCGTGCGCAAATCTTTGTGCAAGATTCAAACGACAATGTCTACTTGATGGGTATAACTGACGGGTGTTATTTAACGGGTGGTGATTCTATCGCTACGGGTACAAATCGTTCTGATATGAATGGTTTGACGTTAAGTTTCACAGCTAAAGAACAAGCACCGTTGTACATACTTGCACCATCAGTAAGTGCGAGTGACGCTAAATTCCCATTTGACGGGTTAGCAGACGAAGCAGACTTAACTATTACGGCAGCCTAAAAGCTAACGTAACGAAACGAAACTGGGAGGGTGGCACAAGCCGTCCTCCCTTTTTTATTATAAACGGATTTTTACTTTCTATTCTTACCATTGATGCTACAAATAATATCCAACTCCAACGAAACTTCTACGGGTCCTGAATTGGTGCAGAATGGTAATTTCTCGCAGTTGGGTGCTGACTTAGTAGAGAACGGTTTATTTGATGAATTAGGTACGGATGTAATAACTAACGGAGGTTTTACTGGTGTAACTGAGTTAATTACAAACGGAGATTTTACAAATGGAGCGATTGGGTGGACTATTAGCGGTACTTGGGCTTTAGACGGGACGGCTGTAAGAGGTACTTCTGCGGGAGTTTTAACACAATTTTATCAGCTTGATGTATACACTCCTTCAAACAAAACTTATGTTGTTTCTTTTGAAATAATTAGTATTAGTGCGGGAGGTGTTACTATTGAGTTGAATTCAGCAGAGGTTTCCGAAGTGTTTACAACCATAGGAGTTAAGACCGTTAGTTTAGACTCTACTGGTGGTAATGGACATTTAACTATTAGAGGAGTTAATGGTAATCTTTTTAGTGGGGTTATAGACAACGTATCTGTCAAAGAAGAAGGTGAAGACTGGACAAATGGAACAGGGTGGTCATTTGGAGATAGCAAAGCTATAAGCACCCAAGCGTTAGGAAGTGAGGAAGTAACGAACGGAGATTTTAGTGCTACGGGAACGGATTTAATCGTAAACGGAATTTTTGATACAACCATTCCAATGAACTCTGCGGGTTCGGGGTGGTTCACTTCAACGACTGCTTTATTCTATAATGTCGGAGGGGTTGATGGTATGAAAGTACCAAGAACAACAAGTAATGCTTATGGTGTTGCATTAAAAGCAGATAACTCTAATTTACTTACTGCAAATACATCTTATAAAATATCGTATGAGGTTCTTGAAAATAACGGCTCAGGTGGTGTTTATATTTTAGCGGGGGCAGGAACTGCAGTTAATGGAGCTATCACAACGGGAGTTACTCACACAATCTACATAACATCAGGAGCTTCTAACTATCTAAGATTCTACAACCAAACGAATAACTCTGACTATACAATTACAAATGTAACGTGCGAAGAACTCGGACAAGATTGGACGCTTGTTGGTGTTAATGCAACTAACACAATTACTTTTGAAAGCGGAGGCGCAAGGGTTAATTCAGTTGATGCAAACATTTCATTACGTCAAAATGCTTTAGAAGTTGGGAAGTCTTATAAATTAACTTGTGATATTACCGAAACAATTGGCGCATTAGCTTTAGATGGTTCTGTTGGAGGAACTACAATGATTTTAGATGAGGGTTTTAATGAGGTATATTTTACTGCCTTAATTGAAACTTTAAAAATTAAAAGATACAGTGTTGTTTCAAATGTTTTAATTGATAACATCTCTGTTAAAGAGATAGCGACATCATACCTTACACAAGCTGTTTCTCTTTCCGCTAAAACGTGGAAGATAATTTACAGCGTATCGGATTACATAGCGGGTTCGGTAAGTGCTACGGATTATGGGGCGGTAACTACGGCAAACGCAGTCGGGATAACTGAGTACGTAGAAATCGGAGTAGCTTCTGATTTTCGCATGGTAAATATAAACGGATACTTTGAAGGGGCGGTAACTGATATTTCAGCTCAACTTGTAGACCCGAACGGATATTGGACACTTGGAACTGGTTGGACATTTGGCGAAGACGTAGCTATCTCAGATGGTTCGGTAGGGTCTATAACTCAGTCAATACTTACCGCGGATGTTTTCTATAAGATTAGGATTAAAGTCACAGGCAATCCTACTTTATTAGTGTTTTCCTCAACTTCATTTTATGGGGATGAGGCAGCAAGGACATTAAAAAACGGAACACACAACTACTATTTACAAGCTAAAGTGGCGGCTTTTTCAATAACAAACGAAGGTGGCGATGCGTGTACTATTACAAACATATCAGTCGAACAAACTGACCCGAATAACTATTGGACTTTAGGTACGGGATGGTCGATAGGTACGGATAAAGCTATCTCTACCATTACGAGTTCAAATTCAGACATAACGCAAAGCATACTTACCGCAGGGAAAACATACCGCACGGTTTACGAAATCGTTGACTATGATGCGGGAACGGCTCAAGCCGTAGTAACAGGTTCTGCGGGTGCGGATGCCGTAGCTATAGAAACATACACCGAAGACTTAACTACAACGGGAACGGATTTCTCTATACGTAGTAAACTTGGAACTTTTGATGGGTCGGTTTCTTCGGTATCAGCAAAACTTTTAGGGTCATACGAAGACCAAAGTATTTACGTTACTGCCGCAGACGTTCAAACTCTTCCACAAGCGAGTGTGTATTACTTGGTAGAATTAACTTCTATGGCTTCGAAGAATAGCATATATTTCATTCCATCTTCGGTAGTACCCAATAATGGACGTTATACTAAATTGAATTTTACTGTAGTAAGTAAAGATGCACTCACACAACCAACGGTAGGAATAATATCTTTCTACGATTCCGTTGGTGGGTTTGATACCTACCCTATGGGGTTTTATGAGTTTAAAATATACGAGCAAACATCCTCAACAAACTTAGACCCGACATTAGCTACTGGACTTTTAGAGAAAGGGTTTGCCTTCGTTCGTGATTTTAGTGGTAATATGCAAGAACTTACTGACGGGTTTAAAGAATATAACCCTACGCTTACTCAATACGTTTACTCAAAATGAAGAAACAAAACTTTTCCGTATTAAATTACGGCTCAACCGAGATACCGTTATTTGCTGAAAAGCAAGGACAAGAATGGGTTGATTATGGCATAGATAATTTATACGGTGATTACTTACGAGATTTATTCCTTTCATCGAGTACTCACGGTGCAATCGTAAACGGGGTTGCCGATATGATTTACGGGGGTGGTTTAGACGCTACCGATAGGGAAGATAACGACCAAAAGAAAGAACAATGGTTGCGCCTTCAAGAACTGCTTAACAATAGCGATGATGGACTACTTCAAAAGATAGCTTTCGACATCAAGTTGTACGGTATGGTTTACTTGAATGTTATTTGGAATCGGGCAAGAACTCGCATAGGTGCGATAAAACATCTACCCGTTCACACGATGCGTAGCGGTGTCGCTGATTCTGATGGGTACGTAAGCCATTATTATTACAAATACGACTGGAAGGATAGCAGAGAGCAAAAAAGGGTCTTAAATGCCTTCTCTATGGACGATAGAACAGAGGCTTCTACGTGCTATCAAATCAAACGTTACTCAGTAGCACAACATTACTACGCTGTACCTGATTATGTAGGGGGAACAAATTACATTGAGTTAGATCGTGAGGTTTCTACTTTCCATTTAAACAATATCCGTAGGGGATTCTTTCCTTCTATGTTATTAAGTTTTAAAAATGGAGTGCCAACGGAACAAGAAAGGGTAAACATAGAACGTAAGGTTATAGAGAAATTTACGGGAGCAGATAATGCAGGGCGTATCTTAATCACGTTTAATGACGGTGATGATACTGCACCTGAGTTTACACCTATCGACACGAACGGGGCAGACACTATGTATGAATTCCTTTCTAAAACGGTAAGCGAAAAGATACTCACTTCACACCGTGTCGTTAGTCCTTTAATGTTTGGTGTAAGGTCTGAGGGTGGAGGCTTTGGTAATAACGCAGACGAGTTGCGAGATTCATACAGCCTATTTAACAACACGGTAATAGCACCCTTCCAAGATATTCTTTTAAAGGCGTTAGGAGGCTTGTTTGCTATTAACGACATTGAGTTAGATATTTACTTTATTACGGCAAAACCTGCCGACTTTTTAGACCTTGACATTATAGAAACTTTAGACGAAGGCGAACAAGAAAAAGAGGGTATGCAGACACAAGAATTTTCAAAAAAAAAACTTTTGAAGGTTGCGGATGCCCTCATTAAGTTAGGTGAGAATGAAGAAGACTTACTTAAAGAATATGAAATGATAGACCAACGCAAAGTAGAAGAAGATTCTGAACCCGTAATGGATGCGTTGTTTAGTTTTGCATCAGTAATCCGAAGTACGGGAAACGATGGAAATGGGGAAAGTGACCAAGATAACGAGCTTATAAAAATTCGTTATAGATATGCACCCGATAGAAACACTCACAAGCCGCAGAGAGATTTTTGTTCTGATATGATAGGTGCAGGATTGGTGTACACAAAAGAAAATATTATCAAAGGCTTTGGTGCGAATCCAGGCTTTGGAATAGATGGTGCGCCTACTTACGATATTTGGTTTTACAAGGGTGGACCAAACTGCTACCATTGGTGGGAAAGGGTTACTTACTTACAAAAGAACAATAAAAAGATAACGGTTACCGAAGCAAGAAAATTGATTACTTCTTTACCCCCAAGCGAACGCGATGCGGTAAGGATACCAACTAACCCGAAAGAAGTGGCAAAGCGACCAATCGATATGCCAAATAGAGGATACTATAATTAAAAAAAATGAGCCAAGCACTTTTCGTTTCAGCAAATAGATTAAAACGTGATACCGCAATAGGTGGTAGCGTAGATGATGATTTAATACGTCCGTATGTTTATATGGCGCAACAACGTTGGATACTTCCCGTACTGGGAACGAAGTTGTACGATAAAATTTCTGCCGACATAGATGCAGGAACGGTAACGGGGGATTATGAAACGCTTTTAAACGACTACATCATACCTTCTACCGTTCAGTATTCCTTCGTTCAGTTAGTGCCTTTCCTACGTCTTAGATTCGTTAATAATGCGGTTGTAGTTATGAACTCAGAACAAAGTACTGCGGCAACCTATGACGATTTGAAACCGTTAATGGACCAGGCTTTAGATATGGCTACTTTCTACCGTGAAAGGTTGATAGATTACATCTGCAATAACTCAACTTTGTTTCCTGAGTACAACACAAATACGGGTGCAGATTTAAACCCTACACAAAACAACTATACGCAGGGAATGAATTTAGACTATGGAGGTTTAGATTTAAGATACGAAGCGTTCTTATCAGGTGCAGGAATAAAATGGTAAATAGAAAACGATATGCTCCGAGCTTACAAAACGAGGAGAAACTAAAAAAGTTTATAGATGGCAAACAAGAAAATAACGGAACTCACAGCTTTAACAAGCGCAGCATCGGACGATGTCCTGGCAATTGTGGATGTGTCGGGAACTGCGGAAACAAAGAAGATAACCGTAGCTAACCTTACGGGAGGTAGTGGGGGAACTACAACGGTAAAAGTTTCCTTAAGTAATGCTGATGTATTAGCTATGAAATATGACGATACGCCAATTACTTTAAAGGCTGCGGAAGCGTCAAAGATTGTCATGCCTATTTCAGTTATTTGCGTAGCTACACACGGAGGGTCTAACGAAAGTTCAAATGATAATTTACGGATGGGGTGGGATGCAGCTTCTTCTACAACAAATGACCGTTGGGGGGAATCGCGCGGATGGATGAACGGAGTATCGAGTGGAACAATTTCTACTTGTTTTGGGGGTTCTTCTACCGCAGGGGCAAATCAAATAGTAACTTTCTCCTTAACTAACAAACCATTTCAGATTTGGTGTACCGATGTTTTCAACGGAGGGTGGACTATGGATGTCTATTTTTCATACGTAATGGTAGATGCATAATGGAAAACGGAAAACTTTTAAGCATAAACTTTTTATGGACAGGATGGGCATACGGCATGATTAGCGAGAATTTAACTTTAATAATTGGTGCAATAGGTGGTATCACTTTGATTTGGCTTAATATAGAGGGCATAATTACTCATCGAAAAAATAGAAAATGAGAGAAATTAAATCAGTAATTTTACATTGTACCGCTACCCCTGCCGATAGGGTTTTAACGGTTAAAGAGATACGCAAATGGCACGTAAAAGAAAGGGGGTGGGCAGACATTGGATACCATTTTATAATTCATCAA